TCCTTTCAGTGATGGATGGCGGCGTTGTCGCCAGCGCATTTGCGGATGAGCTTCAAAAGGTTCGGCTCCTCGACGAGGTCGAGTCGGCCGGAGCGGTCTTTGGCGGGATAGCCCCAGGGATTGAGCGTCTGGCAGACGAAGGCACGGTAGAGATCGCCCTCGTCGGTCTTAAGCTCGGCCAGCGTCACGACCTCATCGACGATGCCGGGCAGTTCCAGCGCGGTCTTCGAGCCCTCGATCTGTGGCACAAAGACCCTGCGATTGAAATCGTCCAGGCGCTCGTCGAGGATGGCGACGAAGATGACGTTCTTGTCCCGCGCGTGCTGCAGATGGGTCAGCGCGGCGATCATCTCGGTGCCGAGCAGTCCGTAGGCGCCCCGGGTATCGGGCTTGCCGGTACGGTCGGAAATTGCCTGCGGCTGCGTCTTGGCCCAGGTCAGGCACAGGCGCGAGAGCACGGTGATCGAGTCGACGAAGTAGGTGTCGTACTTCGCCAGCCGGGCCGGGTCGCCATAGCCTTCGCAGACGTGCCGGTAATGCGCCTCGGAGAATGGCGCATCGGGCGGCAGCGCCGGGTTCGGGCCAGCGAGGAACACGACTAGGTCACGAAATTCCGGCCAGGTGGCGGGTCGGACGCAGTCGCCGCGCCAGGCTTTTACCGCGAGGTCGCCAGCCTCAAGGTCGACGAACAGGGTCGAAGCCTCGGGTAGAGTGCGCAGCTGGCTGGTTTTGCCGATGCCACTCTTGCCGAGCAGCGTCAGCTTGGCTCCGCTCTTTTCCGCAAAGCGCTCGTCGGCAGTGATGATGCGAAGTGGCTTGTTCATCACGCTGACTCCTTGATCTGCTCGGCGACGGCGGGATTCCAGAGGATCTGATAGCCGGAATGCCCGTTGCGGGAGTACGGCATGGCCTCGGCCCAAGCCTCGCCGGCCTCCGTCAGTTCCCATTCGTCGCGATCGTTGCGAAACTGCAGGCCGTGGTCTGCCAAGAGCCGGTTGGCGCCCTTGGCGGAACGGCCGAACAACTTGCCGAGTTGGGTGGCATTGAGCGAGCAGATCGGATCGACGGCGGCGGGAAGGGTGCGACGCAGCGTCTCGACGGCCAGCCCGGTGTTCTCCTGGATGCAGGTCAGCGTCGCGGCCATCGCGATGCCGGTCTTGACGCCGGGCACCTTGGCGACCGCTTCGCCGATCAGCAGGATGGCGCTCACCCGATCCTGTGTCGGCGCAGACAAGGCCGACTGTGTGTTGGCGACGCTGTATCCACCGGTCTTGCGGATCGCGGGCAACACGTCGCTGGTGACCCAGCGTTTGAAGCGCTTGGCGGCATCCTTAGTGCTGCCGAGGATCAGAGCATAGAGCCCCGATTCGTTGATGAAGTTGGCGCGCTGCGGGCGGCCGAGCGTGTCGATGACCTCACGTTTCGTTAGGTCATCGGCATCGACGTGGTCGGCGATTGCCTTATGCGGGTTGGCGAACTCCAGCGCCGAGCACACGTCATTGGCGTTGAACCAGGGCAGGCCGACTTCGTCGATCTGCACGCGCACGGCGTGAGCGCCGAACTTGAAGGGAATGATCGCGCTCATGGTCACTCCTCCAAATCGATGGCAAGGGTGAAAGACGGCTTGCCGGCATCCACGGTGCGGGCAGCGGCGAACTGCTGTTGCAGTGCCGGAGGCCAGTTCGTGTAGCGGGACTCAGAGACGGACAACTTGATGTCTAGGTAGCCCTCGACCTTCTCGCCCGAAGTCACGATGCGCTCGGCGATTTCGGCCAGTTGCTTCTGATCCCAACTGACCTTCTTAGGCAGCTCGAACTTGAGGTGCAGTGGGCCGTCGCTGATGTGGGCGGTGCCGAAGTCGCGGCCGGATTCACGCAGCGCGGCGCGTGCCTGTTCGCCGTAGCACTGATCCAGCGCCGCATCGAACTTGGTCCGGGCCTTTTTGAGCCAATCGATGGCGGCATCGAGGTTCTTGTCGATCTCGTGCTTCTGCGCTGCCGGCAGCGCGGCCAGTTGGCTGACAGACATCTCGGCGATGTCGGCGGGGAAGATGGTCAGATCGCTCATGGCCGCCCCCTCACTGGTAAGCACGAACCGAAGTCGAATAACGCGAGACGCGCCGTTCGAAGGCTTCGATTTCGGAGATCAGGTAGGTGACACGCGCCCCGAGCTTGCAGAAGACGGGGCCGAGCTGTTCCTGCCGCCAGCGGCGCAGGGTTTTGACAGAGAGCCCCCAGCGGATGGCGAGCTCGTTCTCGTCAAGGGCGATGCGCGTGACACCGTCCGGGAGGGGCCGCGTGACTTTCCGGCCGGTTTGAACAGATGGAACTTGGTTTTGCATTTGGAGCACTCCTTTTGTTGAAGTGCTCCTATTTCCTCGCATACCGGACTGCGGTATTTCGCAGTCTTCCCGCAGAAATTACGCTGGAATTACAACGCCTTGATTCCTATGCGGTTTCTGGCTCCTCGGCATGTGCTTGGGCGTGGTCAACGACGCCCTTGACGGTGTCCGATTCAGTTTGATAATCGGGCGCGCCGATGTTGAGTTCCCACAGACGGGGTTTGTTGTTGCCGTCGGCACCGCGGATGTAGTTCTTCCACTCGGGCGCGCCACGGAAAAACTCGTTCATCGCGCGGATGGTCATGTCCGCCGCATTCTCCAGTTGCTGCTTCGTGCACTTCTTCTTCTGCGACGTCCATGCCTCCACGAGAACCTCGGTAACGTCGATCCATCGTTTCTGCGTAAGTGGCCACGGATCTGGCCACGGGCCGACCAGCAGGGCATTGTGCATGTCTTCCTTGATCAGGCGCGGCGTATCGGTGGCCGCCGCCGCATTTTGCCTACGGCGTACTTCACCTTCGGCGCGCGCGAGGTCGAGCCTGACCTCGCCATCACCCTCGACCAGAAGAGCATCCACAGACACTACGATGCCCGGCCCGAGGAATCGGCGATGAGAGTCGGCCGTCGTAGTCAGGACGATGGTCAGGCCAAGGTTGGACTGGCGCAGCACCGTATCCATCTTGTCAGCATGCTTGGGCTCCCACAGGCGCGACACCAGGGCAACGGGGAGCCTCTGGTCGCCCATGCGATAGTTGCCGAGAACGAATGGCTCGTGCTCGTCCGGGCTGATAGGCTTTTCGATCAGTTGATCCTTGAGCAGCAGATCGAGCCGCTCGCGCAGATACGATTTGTCGACCGCATATCGGCAGAGGTCGCCTTCGGTGAGATCGAACCGCTCCCCGGTAAGCTCATCCTGCGCCCAGGTGCTGGTGCTGTTCGACTGCACATTCATTCGACGGAAACCGGACTGGCCGTCGTCGTCCTCAACCGGCACCGTGATGTAGTCGCCCGGGGCCTTCTTCTTCAGCAGGCCTTTGGCGACAAGATCGGCTGTGGGCAATTGCAACGCGGTCAACAAATGACCATCAATTTCGTCCGCAGCCAGATCGAGCAGCTTCATCTCGGCGCGGAACAATGCGCTGTCTGCGCCAACCTTCGCCGGCTCGATGCGCTTCATCACGCCGAGCGATGTCAGGATGCCCTCGCCACACTTGCGCAGCCGAGGATCGGGAAAGGTGAGCAGATTGCAGGAGCCGCGCCGCCCGACGGTGATGTCCAGCGCACGTGTTTCCGTCTCGCCGTCGAACCGCACGACGAACGACAGCTCGGCTTCTTGAATGGAACGGCAGGCGGTGATCGGGTTGTGCTCGCCAAAATGATCGAGGGCCACGCGCCAGATGTCATCGTTGCCGGCCAGCGCCAGTGTGATGCTGTGGCGGGTATGACCAAGGGTCACGTTCAACGACGATACCCAGGCGTCCACGACCAGCGCGCCGATTGCCTTGGCTGCCTTCAGATCGACCGGGTTCTTGAACATGGCCAGCTCGTAGCTGATCGCGTCCACCGGTTGTTTTGAGAGCGGCTTGTCGAACCCGATCAATGAAAACCGGTCAGCCAGCCGTTTTGCCGTGCTCTGCCGGTTGGAGAGTACATGGACTTTGTTCTCGACAGGGTCATAGACCAGGGTCGCTTCCAAAGCCGGGATGTAGAGCAGCAGGTCGCGTCGCCGATCCTTCATCTGGCGTAAGGTGCGCATTTTTCCGGGGTGGTAGACGACCAGGTAATGAAGGCGTCGTTTACCGGTTTCATCGCCATCATCCATCTCGAAGTGGATGATTTCGCAGCTTGCCTTGGCCTCATCGTCCAACTCAAGAATCTCGCCCACGCCCTCGTGGAGCTTCCGCGCGACTTCCTCAGTCCAGACGAAATCACGCCCGTCGCCGTCCCGAACGCTGAAGCCCAGAAACTTCTTGTGCCCGTGGAAGTGGTGGGTGAGGTAGATGGTTTCGATCTGGTCGAAGATATTGGGGGCTTTGGCCCTGAACCAGATCAAGCGGGTCATCGCATCGGAAGTGCGGTCATACGTATCGAGTTCGGCATGCCCCTCGAACTCGATGGCAGAGTATGCGTATTCGAGCATTTCCTCGGTGCGGAAAAGCGCCAACTGCAGGAGGCGCACGGCTTCTTGATCGGCGATGGCAATGGCTTCGGGTTTGACGGATGACAAAGCGTCGGTCAGTGTCGACCGGACGACGTCCTCGGGTCTCGATGCGTCCAGCAAACCGAGGAATGCGAACTTGTCGACTTTCGAGAGCAGGGCGATGGCCGGCAGCGTTGCCGACCCAATCAGCTCGACGAGATGTTTGCTGTTCTTGAGGGACTTCTTGGCCACTTACTACTCCTTGAACAATGCCGAGTGGCCTGCCTCCCGCGAAATGGCAACGCCGCCAGCGTTACGACGATCACGGGATGATTCCCATCCGAATCTTGGTCTTGATGCTGGACAGCCAGTCCTCGCGGTACTGCAGAGCAAGAGCATCGAGATTGACCCGGCCGACACCCGCCTTGCGAGCCAGATCTTCCAGCGAGGTCATGCAGTCGAGCCAGCCAAGACCATTCGAGGCCACCAGGGCAGCCTTGTCGGCCGTCGTGACCACGATCACCTGTGATGGCAGTAGCTTGTTGGCGAACAGCCAAGCGAAGAGATGCTTCTCGCCGTCGTCGAGGGTGCCGCTCGGCGGGTGGCTCAACACCAGGGTGGCAAGCTCCTTGCGCGTGACCGGGTGCTGCCCGGCAAGCCCCGCCTTCAAATCGGCGGGCGGGACCGCAATGTGGCGGGGGTCGCCAGGATTGCCCGTCAGCGTTTCTTCAACGCACTTCTCGACCGTCTCGATGGCGAAGTGGTTGCTGATGGCCGTCCAGCAACTTGTGCGGAACGATTCGAGGATGACATTGGTGTCCGCGAAGACCCGGATTTTCGGCATACGGTGCTCACCTCACAGCTCGAACGGTGCGGTGAGATCGTACTGAGCGAATAGCTCGGTCAACCCGCCGAGACCGAGGCCCATGGCCTTGGCTGCTTTGCGAGCCGACAGCCTTCCGTTCTCCAGTGCCTCGTGAAGCATCTTCACAAAGGTGGGAGAGAACCGTTTGGGTGGGCCTGAAACGGATGGCCGCTGCTTCTCCAATGAGAGGTCGCGGCGCATGTCGTCACCGATGAGCTTGAGGTTCAGCAGCCGCCACGCCAGCGTGACGGGGGCGACCCGCAGCAGTGCAGCGACTTCACACAAATGTGCGATGTCGTCCAGGCGATTCCGGTCAATCAACTTGTCGAGGGAGATGCGCGGCATCAGAAGGGCGGCGGCGAAACTGTTCGCCAGCTGCTCGATGCGCTTACCCTTGTTGCGATCTTCGACGGAGTTGGACTCCCTGTGATCTGGCTTCATCGCATCCCAGGTCAAGGCATGAAAAAGCTCGTGAGCCAGATCGAAGAAACGCCGGGCTTCGTTCTCGTTGCGGTTGATCAGGATGACGCCCATCTCTTCAAGGTGACAGGTCGCCCCCGAGATGGACTGGCCATCGGCAGATTCCACCGTGTCGACGAACAAGACCGGTATGTCCAGCTCTCGCTCGATCTTGTCGATCAGACCCTCGGCCGGAATGACGCCAAGATCTAGTTCAGCGACTAGACTCTCTGCGCGCTCCTGCGCATCCTCATAGGAGGACTGCGCGGATAGCCGCAGCGCGCGCTTGAGCACGCTCGCCCTGCTGTCCTGCTGCTCACGCAGCCAGCGAAGCAGGCCGATCCATTGGCCCGCCTTGAGTTCGAAACCGTCCAGGCTGTCCTCCGGCACCTCGGGCGCTGCGCGCCACGAGAACTGTGCTTCGCCAGCCACTGCGAACGGATCAATGAAGAACTCGATGTCACGGTCGAGCAGGTCGGAAAGCGCCAGCATCTCGTCCGGTTTGAGCCCGCGCTTGCCGTTTTCGATGTCGGAAACCGACTGGCGGTCATTCAGACCCAGCCCTTGGGTGAGCTCATCCTGCGTCCAGCCCTTAGCCTCGCGCGCCGCCTTGACGCGGTAGCCGATCAGCTTTTGCGAGATTTTTTCGAGCATGGCAGTCACCTCCTAAACCAGCATTTTATTCTTGCGAACGCAAAAAGGCAAGATAGTCTTGCGAATAATATTAAGCAAGATGAATCGATTGCCCTGCGTTGCCATCCTCTTCGGAGGATCAGGCTCACTATCCATGACAGTCGCTATTCCTCGGAGCCGTCATGAAGAACATCGAACTCGCATCACCCTCGGAGATGTCCGCCAGCGCCCGTGCTGGCGAAATAACCGCCATCCTTGCGGCATCCATCGTCCGCACACTCGTCGCGGACGAGCCAAAACAGAGAGCAGTTGGACTTGGCTTCCTGCCCGACCAGCGCGTTCATACAAACCCCTATCAACAGGAGAAGTTGTGATGAACGAGAAACAAGCATCCGTCGCCGCCCGGATCGCCGAGTTGGCCTGCCTGCCGATGTCTGAACTCTGGTCGCTCTGGGATCGGTACTTTCCCCGCCGCCCTGATTATCCGAATCGCACGCACGTCGAGTCGCGCATTGCCTACAAGCTGCAGGAGGAAGCCTTCGGCGGCCTCGTCCCCGAGACAAAGCAGCGGCTGGAGGCCATCGGTGCGAAGCACTCCAAGATCAAGCTGCGCGCCAAGCCACGTGAGTTCAATTTCGCGCCGGGCACGGTGATTCTGCGCGAATGGGGCGAGCGCGAGCACCGGGTGACGGTCAATGCCGAGGGCCGTTTCGAGTACGAAGGCCACACCTTCAAGAGCTTGACGGCGGTGGCTCGGCATATCACCGGCCAGCACTGGAGCGGGCCACTGTTCTTCGGCTTCGGCAAGGGAGGTGCACGATGAGCGAAATCGCCAGCACCAAGGCCCGCAAGCGCTGTGCCGTCTACTGCCGGGTATCCACGGACGAACGTCTCGACCAGGAGTTCAACTCCATCGATGCCCAGAAGGAAGCTGGCCACGCCTACATCGCCAGCCAGCGAACCGAGGGCTGGATTTCGGTCGTGGACGACTACGACGACCCCGGATTCTCCGGCGGCAACACCGAGCGCCCGGCGCTCAAGCGTCTGCTGGCCGACATCGAGCGCGGCCAGATCGACATCGTGGTGGTCTACAAGATTGACCGCCTGACGCGCAGCCTTGCCGACTTCTCCAAGATGGTCGAGGTGTTCGAACGCAACGAGGTGTCCTTCGTATCGGTCACCCAGCAATTCAACACCACCACCCCGATGGGGCGGCTGATGCTGAACGTCCTTCTTTCCTTTGCCCAGTTCGAGCGCGAGGTCACCGGCGAGCGTATCCGCGACAAGATCGCGGCTGCCAAGCGCAAGGGAATGTGGATGGGTGGAGTGCCATCCATCGGCTACGAC